AAAAAAATGCGTTGACGTATTATTTATCAAGACATAGGTGGGGCTAGTTAGAAGGAGTTACAAATGCACACACGAGTAAGGGAATTGTTGGGAATGGCTGCCTACTGGGGCATCACACGCCGTGACATCGCTAGTAGGGCTGGCATCGCAGAGACGACATTCACCAAATGGAAGACACGTTACCCTAGACTTTCAACGCTGGAAAAAGCAGAACAGGCTCTGGAAGAGTTAATTCGTGAACGGGGACTGCTCAGTGAAAAAGTGGAAAGCTAAGAAGGCTTACTGCAAGGAAGGCCACAAGCACGACAGCCTGGCGGAAGCGAAGCGTTGTGATGAGCTACACGAGATGCAGGCGGTTGGTTACATTGATGACCTAATCGTCTGGCCTCAGTTCTGGTTCGTTATCAATGGCCGGCAGCTAAAACACGATAATGGCCGCCGCGTAGGGGTGAAGCTGGATTTTGGCTACGTCATGAACGGACAAGAGATTGTCGAAGATGTGAAGCCAAGCAGCAAGGTAGCCGATAGCCGCGACTGGCCTATCCGTAAGTCAATCTTTCGTGCGCTGTTTCCGAATTATGAGCTTCGAGAAATAAGGCCGGGGAGCAAAGGGAAGGGAGAACCAAGCTCAACCCGGCCACGCCACCACCGCAGCGTGATTAGATAATATATAAAAAGGGAACTTTAGACAATGATTAGGATTAGGCATTGCCGCAAAACTGAGGCTCAAGAATACAAGCCAAAGTTTGAGTGGCCGATTATCAAAGAGCCAGAGCCAGTAGCGCCGCCACCACCAGCAGCGCCAAAGCTAATCAGCGAGAAGGGCAATAAGCTGATTGAACAGGTGATGGCTGAATATGACGTTACCAGAGAGCAGCTATTTAGTAGCTCACGGGTAAAGCCCATCATCACGGCACGCAGGCATCTTATGTCCCTGATGCACGATAAGCTCAACTGGAACCCGCAGCGCATCGCTCACTTTATGGGTGTAGACCGCACGACTGTGAGCCATCACATTGGTTTACGGAGAAGTTCTCTGGTGAAATATGGCTCTTTTAAGATGCCATAACCTGTGGTATGCAGGCGGGCGAGGGTGGAGTTAGCAGCTCCAATCCCCCGCCAAATATCAGGCGATCCAAAGGAAAGGCAAATCGCATGACACGTAAAGTTCTTACAATCTCGGCTCCCAAAGAGCAAGGCGTTAAGGTCGATGAATACATCCCGAAGCGCTGTGACACCTGCAGATTTTATCAAGGGCCAACCGGAGTTTTGGCTGGTGAGTGCCGTAGAAGGTCTCCATATTTCAAGTCAGATGGGGATCTGAGATATTGGCCACCAGTCGCGCCAGATATGTGGTGCGGAGAATATAAACGACTGCCTGTGCAGGTGTCGTGATGCACTATTTTCAATTCAACATTGGCGATTACGCCAGCCACACACGCCATTTATCTCCTATGGAGGACTTGGCCTATCGTCGGCTGCTCGACCTTTACTATCTCAAAGATGGTGAAGTGTATGGAGATGAAGCTGAAGTTGCACGGCAAGTTGGCCTCCGAGATTATGTCCAAGAGGTAAAACAGGTGCTTCAGGACTTCTTTTGCTTGGATGAAGATGACCGCTGGTCGCATGCACGCTGCGATGCAGAAATAGAGCATTTCCGCCAAAAATCAGAGAAAGCATCTAACGCTGGTAAGGCATCCGCTCAACGCCGGTCCAACAAACGTTCAACAGACGTTCAACCAACCAATAACCAACAACCAATAACCAATAACCAAGAACCAGAATTACACTCTAACGAGTGTATGTCCGAAACGCCTGTTTCAGACGAGGAAGACGACAAATTTAATCCAAGGCACGTTATGGAGTTTTGGAACCAGACTGCACAGCATCTTGGCAAGCCGAAGATAAGGGATTTAACTCCAGAGCGAAGACAGTTGCTGAAAGCGCGGATTGAGCAATACTCGATTGATGACTTTGTGACCGTGTTCGAGAACATAAAAACCAGCCCGTTCCTTCGTGGTGATAACGGCTGGCGCGGCTGCACGTTCGATTGGGTGTTTAAGAAGGGTAATTTTCAGAAGATATTGGAGGGCAATTACAATGGTTAATCCGCTTGAGAGAAAGTCTGCGCAATCCGAAGCTGTTGCCGAGATCATTCCAGACCCACAGGTTCGTGCCAATCGCCGCAACGTGTCGATGGAGCGTAATGACATCGAATGGTATGTCGACCAGTTTGGGGCAATGAAGCTGAGGTTTCGTGAGACAAAGTATGATGCGCTGTTTAAGCGTATGCGCCGGCGTGACATTACCCAGGCTGAGATCGACCGCCTGCCGGACTTCCTGAAGCGCATAGCATGGAATATGTGCCTGCTGAACTACGACTATGAAGGCAACTACTACCTTCCAAAGCCCTCCATCCATGACTGGGTTCCTGCTGATGACGAAGCCAGCAACGAGCCTTGCACCGCAGAGCAGGCTGCAGCCATCATGAAAGAGTTTAAGATTGAAAGCCTAAAGGGTTTGCCAGTTGCCTAAGAACAACGGACGCTGCCCACCATTCGAGTTGGTCGATGTCGTGTTTAGAAACAATCATATTAAGCGCGGCATTGACCCAACTAAGTGGCGTTGGAAGCCGTGGGACTTTGAGGCAGATTTTGACATTATGCGCTGGCAGCGAAGCATGGAAGGCGAAAAAAATAAGAAATAGGTATTGACCAATGCGTTTTAGGCGCTAAAGTGGCCTTCATAGACACGAAGAGGAGTTAGACATGACGTTAAAAGACATCGCATATTTAGATATGTTAGAAATAAAGAGCCTTCCATTAAGCGTCTTGGAAGACATTTGCAGCCAGCCGCGTCCTATTGATAGATTTCTAAGCCTACGTTGGGGTGATGCTCAGTATGCACTTAGCCTGCGCCGTTGTCCGCGCAAACCATCACACTAATAGACAGGAGGGTCATTAGACATGGAAGACAAGCAAGTTTCACTGAACGCTATCATCAAGTTCTTAGAAGATGACATTGCCGACATCCGCTACGCCTTCGACGGAAAGAAGGAGTGGCAGTTCGCAGCAGATGTGATGGAAGACTTGGTTAACGCAATGAAGCAGCAAAGCTGGTAAGGGAGAGTAGACATGACACTCAAGGAAGCTATCGTTTGTTTCGCTTGCAGCGCATTTATCGGCGCTTGCGTAGTTATCGCTCTGACGAAGGAGTTGGCGCTGTGAAAAGCTACCGCGACTATCTCGCTATCAAGGGATTAAAGCCCATCGTCATTGAGCGCACCGCAAAGCAGAAGGGTGACAAGGTTCTTGTAGCAAGCTGCAAGCCAGTGGTGGTTGTGCGATGAAAAACGCCATCATGATCCGCATGACGAAGCCGATAAGCATCGCAAAGCTGCCGGACAAGTCAGAGAGCGACACCTACTACCGAAAGCTGATGGAGCAGAGCAGCAAGGCAGAGTGTCAAGCGATACTTGACACCAAAAAGGTCTACAGCGCCCTAACAGAGGACCAGCAGATCGACGCTATCGCCTGGGCCTACGACATCAAGGTATCGAGAATATGAAGGGGAAAATCATGCAACAGGTATTTGATATTGCGATGGCCGTTCTCGCCATTGGTGTTTTGTCAGCGGCTGTAGCGTTTTGCGCACGAGTTGGCTGGGAGTTTGGTGGACGGCTCTAATGGATGCCAAGACCAAGAACGACAAGTTTGTAGACTATCGAAAGAGGATGCTCCCAGAACAGCTAGACAGGGCCAGAAGGAGATACATCGGATTAGTCCGAGAGGCTCGTCGGCTAGATATGAAATGGGTGCTGACAAACAAGGAGTTATACAGCGATGAGTATGATTGAGACATTAACCGTCGAACTAGACATGGAAGTGGCAGACCAGATCGTCGTCTCGTGGCTAAGGAGAAAGCAAATGATCGATACGCTAACGGTGGAGCTTGATATGGATGTTGCAGATCAGATCGTTGTATCTTGGCTCAAGGATAACATGAAGCTGATTGAGGGCGTTTACTACGGAGACAATAAAGGCGCTCACGAAGTCGACGAAGACTACAAGGCTATGAAGCGTATTCTGGAATACATGACGGAGCCGGGTAATGACTGACAATGACAAGGCGCTGGTTGAGCGGCTGCGGGGTGACTGGCCTGAAATCCTAGTCGAAAAGCACTGGATGATGGACAGCGATGCCATCGACAAACAGCGTGAAGAAGCTGCCGACCGCATTGAAGCCCTAAGCGCAGATAACGAGCGGCTGCTGGATATTGATGAGGTAAAGGCCAAGGTCATCGACAGTTTGCTTAACGACCTTGCCAGCGCAGAGCAGGAGAGCGAGCGGCTGCGTGAGGCGCTGGTGCAGATTGCCAAACCGTGTTCTGTAGTGGTTGAGCCAAGCGGTAAAGCCGGTGAATGCTGGAAGAAGATGTATTACGGGTGGAGAAAGATTGCGGTTGACCGTGTGGACATCGCCCGCGCAGCTTTGGGGGAAGCTAAATGACAAAGCGGTGCATCGACTGCCAGCATTTTGTTTGCGACTTCACTGTGCAGCTAACCAGTCGCGGATGGTGTAGCCACGAAGCGATAGCCGACAAAGAAAGCCATATTGTTCACATGGACGATACCTGTGAGCATTGGGAAGAGGAAGATAATTATGACGCACTCGCAAACGATGAGCGTTGGCATGGTTGAGATCACACAGGCTGACCGGGATGCTGTAGCGGCACTGATGGAAGCACCAAGCGCATCAATTGCCGACGATGCGCGTCTGGCAGAGCAAGCCTTTGCCCATCACCGCATGGAAGAACGCGCAGCGATTGTCGCGTGGCTGCGGAGTGAAGGCTGGGATGGTCGCATGGAATATGTGGCTGACTGCATCGAAGCAGGGGAGCATTTGAAATGAAACGCGATTACCCCGCATGGATATGCTCAGACTGCGGCGACAAATGGGGACGTAAGGAATGCGGCGTTGCAACATGGCATCCAGACACTTGTGGTTTATGCGGCGCTAAAACGATTGTCACTGAACCAAGGGATTATGGTCATTTAAAAGAAGGATGGGAGAAGGCAAAATGATTGAACTAGCACTTATCGCAGGAGGTTTCTTCGGAGGCTTCATCACAGGTTATATCGTTTGTGCTATATACCTGGGTGAAAAGATTGAGGCGCTTCAAGATGAAATTACAATGCACACAGACCGAGACGAACGCGGACGCTTCAAAGGTTCGATGGGTAGGATCAAACGCGGTTAAGTTGACAAACGTAACCCTAAGGACGAAATAGCTTTTCAGGCAGAAGCGGAGTATAAGCCTGATATGTCTGAAGCTATTTCGATCCAGTATGTGTCGGTTGCCGACCTAATTCCTTACGCTGCGAACAGTCGCACGCATAGTGACGAGCAAGTCACGCAGATCTCGGCAAGCATCCGAGAGTTTGGGTTTACCAACCCTATCTTAATCAACAGCGAGAACACCATCATCGCGGGGCATGGTCGCCTAATGGCCGCCAAGAAGCTGGGACTGGAGCGTGTCCCTGCTATTACCCTAGACCACCTTACCAAAGCCCAACAAAAGGCTCTCGTCATCGCAGACAACCAGCTCGCACTAAACGCAGGCTGGAACATGGATATGCTGAAGGCAGAGATTGAGGGCCTGGTATTGGAAGACTTCGATCTAGAGCTATTAGGGTTTGACGATAAGTTCCTCGATGGCCTGTTTGAGAAGGAACCGACTGAAGGTTTAACCGACGAAGATGCGGTTCCAGAAGCGCCGGAGACACCAATCACAGTCCAAGGTGACGTATGGGTGCTGGGTAATCACAGGCTGATGTGCGGGGACAGCACGAGCATCGATGCGGTTGATAAATTGATGGATGGCGTAAAGGCCGACATGGTGTTCACAGACCCTCCGTATAATATTAATTATCAGGGCGTTAAAGACAAGCGGGATAAAATCAAAAATGATAAGATGCCCGATGCAGACTTCGTTGATTTTCTTACTCAATCGCTGATGGGGTGCGAAACGATGTATGTATGCTGTAGTTGGCATTACGCCCACCTTTTCCGTGAGGCGATGATTAAGATAGCGCGGCAACCAAAGGCAATGATTGTCTGGGATAAGGTTAACCCTGCGCAGCACCTTGATAAATATTACAAACAGCACGAGATCATATTTTATTACGGGGACTATGGAGGCCATAAAACTCTTCGTGGTGATGTTTGGACGATGAAGCGTCAAAAGAATACCGTTCATCCAACGATGAAGCCTGTAGAACTGATTGAGATGGCTTTAGTTGATAATCCAACGAAAGAAGTGGTTTATGATGGTTTTGGTGGATCTGGTTCCACTTTAATCGCCTGTGAAAAGAACCACCGCAAAGCCAGATTGATGGAGCTAGATGAAAAATACTGCGATGTAATAATCAATCGCTGGCAGGACTTCACAGGCCAACAGGCTGTTCACGCAGAAACTGGTAAAACATATGATGGCATGAGAGCATATAAGGATATAAAGAATTCTTTATATGAGGAAGTGACAAATGACGCTAACAGCTAAACAGGAAGCATTCGCACAAGGTATCGCTGATGGATTAGACCAAGCGAGTGCCTATCGTGCTGCCTATGATGCTGAAAACATGAGTGATCCAGCCATTTACGTTGAGGCATCTCGCATCATGGACAACCCTAAAGTGGCTCTAAGGGTGAAAGAGCTAAAGGATGCTCTTGCTGATAGGGTTCTCTGGACGCGGGAGATGTCCGTAAAGGCACTAGTGCAGACGTTTAAGACAAGCTCTGGCAGCGTTAAGGTTGCGGCTGTAAAAGAGCTAAACGCAATGCACGGCTACAACGAGCCATCAAAGCTACAGATCGACGCAAACATCGGCATCGTTCGCTATCCTGGCTTGGATGATGCGTCAGACGATTGACCTAATCAGCCCTTACAGGCCACGCGACCAGTTTCTTCCGCTGCACAAGCGCAAGACGCGTTGGATGATTACTGTTGCCCATCGCCGTGCTGGCAAGACAGTTGCGTGCGTTAACGAGATTGTTCGCAGGGCTTTAGGATGCACCAAGCTGAACCCGCGCTTCGCCTACATCGCTCCGCAGTTAAACCAAGCCAAAGACATTGCTTGGAACTACATCAAGGACGCGTGCGCCTTTCTACCGAACGTAAAGGTTAACGAAAGCGAACTATGGGTAGAGTTGCCCAATAAGGCACGCATCCGCGTTTACGGCGCTGACAATCCTGATCGACTGCGTGGTATCTACCTTGACGGTGTTGTGCTGGACGAGTTTGGGGACATGAACCCGACTGTCTGGACGCAAGTTATTCGTCCTGCGCTGTCAGACCGCAAAGGCTGGGCCATCTTCATTGGAACGCCCAAGGGTAAGAACGTATTCTACGACCTCTGGCAGAACGCAGAGACTGACGACGATTGGTCCCGCCTGATGCTGAAGGCTTCGGAAACTGGCCTACTGGACGACAAGGAACTCAATGACGCTCGCCGCATGATGAGCGAAGACGAGTTTAACCAAGAATACGAGTGCAGCTTCGACGCAGCCATTAGAGGGGCATACTATGGCAAAGAGTTTTCAGATGCAGACGCAGAAGCTAGAATTACATCTGTTCCTTATGACCCATCTCTACCAGTCCACACTGCTTGGGACTTGGGTATGTCCGACAGCACCGTCATCTGGTTCGTCCAGGCGCATGGCGGAGAAACCCGCTGGATTGATTGTCTCAAAGGTGAAGGCGTTGGCTTAGACTGGTATGTAAAGCAGCTACAGGACAAGCCATATGTCTGGGGGAACCACTATCTCCCGCATGACGTTCGTGTCCGTGAGCTTGGCACAGGCAAGAGCCGATTAGAGGTTCTACAGGAGCTTGGCCTGCGTAACATTGAGATTGCGCCACGCATGGATGTTATCGACGGCATTCAGGCCCTCAGGATGCTTCTGCCACGCTCTTGGTTCGACAGGGACAACTGCAAGACAGGTATTGAGGCGCTGAGAATGTATCGCCGTATTTACGACGACAAACGCCAAGAGTTTCAGTCACACCCGTATCATGACTGGACTTCACACTACGCAGACGCTGCAAGATACTTTGCCATAGCGCATCGCGAACAAATGGGTTATACGCCTATAAAGCGCAATATCCGTGGAATTGTTTGATGAAGTCTCCTGCATGGACACGCAAAGAGGGTAAATCCCCTTCTGGTGGCTTAAACGCCAAAGGTCGTGCGTCCGCAAAAGCGCAGGGGATGAACCTGAAAGCACCTGTTAAGTCTGGCGATAATCCTCGGAGGGCATCATTCTTAGCACGCATGGGCAATATGCCTGGACCGGAGCGCGATGAGAAGGGAAAACCAACTCGCCTCCTCTTATCGCTGCAAGCGTGGGGTGCGTCATCTAAAGCAGACGCGAAAGCCAAATCCAAAGCTATCTCCGCTCGGAACAAGGCAAAGAAATGAAGAACGGTCTCTATGCGAATATCCACGCGAAACGCGCTCGTATCAAAGCTGGTTCGGGAGAGACGATGCGTAAACCCGGCACGAAGGGCGCTCCAACTGCGTCTGCATTTAAGGCAGCGCGTAAAACTGCTAAGAAGCCCAAGCGGTAAAGGATTGTGGTATGAAGAAGATCAGTGCAGCTGCAAAGAAAATCGCAAAGGTGATGGGCGAATACAAGCGTGGGACATTGCACGCTGGCGTAAACCCTAAAGGCCCTGCAAAGGCTCCTCTGGCTAAATCACGCAAGCAAGCTATTGCGATTGCGCTGTCTGAAGCCGGTAAATCGAAAAAGAAGTAAGGCGGAACTATGGCCTATCGTAAGAACGCAAAGCCTTCCAACGAGGAAGTTATGGACGCAATGCCGCTTGATGATGGCATGGAGATCGACGTTGAGGCTGCGACTGACGAAGGCGAAGCTATGACCGACGAAGAGCTTCAGAACATCGTCGCTGGCGAGATTGATGACGCACAAGCCTATATTGATGACGTTATCTCTCCTGAGCGCGCTGAAGCTGGCCAGTATTACAAGGGCGAGCCTTTCGGAAACGAAGAGGAAGGCCGCTCTCAGGTCGTGTCGATGGATGTGCGCGATACAGTGCAAGCCATCCTGCCGAGCATCATGCGGGTGTTCTTTGGCTCATCTAACGTGGTGGAATACGCTCCGAACCGCGCTGAAGACATTCAGGTAGCCGAGCAAGCTACTGATTATGTCAACTACTGCCTGACACGCGACAACAACCTTTTCATCCACGCCTACGCCATGTTCAAGGATGCTCTCATCCGTAAGAACGGCTTTGGTAAAATCTGGTGGGATGAGACGGAAACAGTAAAGACCTACGAGATTGAGGGCATCGACGAGAACGCCTACATGGTTCTCATGTCCGACCCCGAAGTAGAGCTTCGTGAGGTTGAAGTAGAATACACTGAGACTGAGATGCTGACACCTGAAGGCATCGCTACAGTCGTTCAGATGCCAGTCTACAGCGCCACAGTCGTCCGCAAGGAGAAGGAAGGCCGCCTTAACGTAGCTGCGCTGCCTCCTGAAGAGCTTCTGATTGATCGCCGCGCCAAGTCCATCAATGACTTCGAGTTTATCGGCCATCGTCGCTACATGACTGTCTCCGAGCTTGTGGCGATGGGATACGACCAGGACGAAGTAGAAAACCTTGGCTACGAGACGCAGGACGACTTCGAAGGCAACCAAGAGACGTTTGACCGCAACCCGCAGGCAACCATCCTTGGCGCTGGCCGGACTGACGTATCAGCCAAGAAGGTTCTTTACATTGAGGGCTATCTCTACGTTGACATGGACGGAGACGGGATTGCCGAGCTTCGCAAGGTCTGCGTAGGTGGTAACGCTTACAAGCTGCTGCACCAAGAAGCTGTAGACGACCATCCGTTCTTTGACTTCTGCCCTGATCCAGAGCCTCACACGTTCTTCGGTATGTCCGTTGCTGACGTTGTGATGGACATTCAGCGCATTAAGTCGTCAATCATGCGTAACACGCTGGATAGCTTGGCTCAGTCGATCTACCCCCGCATGGGTGTCGTTGAAGGCCAAGCGTCTATCGAAGACGTTCTGAACACCGAAGTTGGCGGCATCATCCGCATGAAGTCGCAAGGTGCTGTGCAGCCGTTCGTTACGCCGAATGTCTCTCAGGCCGCCTTCCCCATGCTGCAATACATGGATGAGGTTAAGGAAAGCCGCACAGGCATCACGAAGGCATCTGCTGGCCTTGACCCCAACGCACTGACTTCTGGCACTGCAACGGCTGTTAACGCCGCTGTAACAGCCTCTCAGCAGCACATTGAGCTTATCTGCCGCATCTTTGCCGAAACAGGCTTCAAGACGCTGATGGAGAAGGCCCTGAAGCTGCTAGTAAAGAACCAAGACAAGCCGCGCATCGTTCGCCTGCGCAACCAGTTTGTTCCCATCGACCCGCGTGTTTGGGACGCAAACATGGACGTTGTGGTGAATGTTGCACTGGGAACAGGCTCAGACCAGCAGAAGATGGCCTTCCTGAACGTCATCGCTCAGAAGCAAGAGATGCTGTTGCAGCAACTTGGGCCAATGAACAACCCGCTGGTGTCGATGAACAACTACTACAACACGCTTGAGCAGATGCTGGCTGTTGCAGGGTTCAAGGATGTTACGCAGTTCTTTGAGAACCCGCAGAACTTCCAGCCGCCCGCTCCGACACCGCCTCCGCCCAGCCCAGAGCAAATCTTGGCACAGGTCCAGGCGCAGAGCATTCAGGCTGACATCCAGAAGAAGGCTGCCGAGCTTGAGTTACAGCGTGAAGAGATGCTGCTGAAGGATGACCGCGAGCGCGATAAGATTGACGCAGAAGTCATGATTAAGGCCGCTGAGATTGAGGCTAAGTATGGCACGGCTGTAAACACGGCTAATATCGAAGCCTTGATGCAGCGTGACCGCGAACTTCTCCGTCAACAAGGCAATGTCCAGAAAGCTATGGTTGCCGCACAGCAGCAGGCTCAAGCAGCACAAGACCAGCAGTTTGTTGACCAGTTAGCAGAAGAGCAGATGGCTCAGATCGCCGCCCAAGAACAGGGGATGATGTAATGGCTTCACCTATCCGCGCACCTATGGACAGCGAACCGCTCGGCAGCATTGGCGGACTTCTGACACCGCGTGAAGACTACATTCCCAATCTTCAGAGCGTTTATGGCGACATCGTTCAGAACGCCGCTGATTACCAATACTTCACGGCTCCGCTGTCTAACCAAGGTCGCAGCACCGCATCATACGGCACAGGCAATAACCTTGTTGTAGCTCCAGATACGCCTGTCCGTTTAGTCAACAACACAACTGGGGAAGTTGTTTATTCTGGCGTTGGCTACGCAGGCGCACAAGGTGCGATTGACGCGGCTAATGCTCTTTCATCGTCTACTGGCAAAAAGGCTAACTGGGATATTCAAGTTTCCGGCCCCACCATGCAGGGCTTCCAGAGCGTATCAACAGATCGTCCTGACGTAAGCGGCCTTGGTATCCTGGCTGACGTTGGCCTCCCTATCCTCGGCTCTGTTTTGGCTGGTCCGCTTGGGGCTGCTGCAGGCTCGGCTGCGTCTGGAGCCGCACAGGGGCGTAGTATCGGCGATATTGCAAAGGGCGCATTGATCTCTGGTGTTGGCTCATATCTTGGTGGGCAGCTATTTCAGGGCGCTCCTGCTGGCGCAACGGACGCAGCCATCTCTGCAAACGTAAACAACGCTATTAACGCTGCATATCAAGCCGCGCAATCTGGCGCAGCATCTTCCCTTGGTGGAATTTACGGCTCTGCTGCTAGTGGTTTAGCTGGAGGTGCTGGCTCTCTTGCTGGTGGGGCGCTCTCGTCATTGCCAAGCAATTTGGCGGCGATTGATGCCGCTGCACAATCAGCATTGTCTAGTGCTGGCCTTGGCGGCGGAGTTACTGGTGGATTGGTTACAGATGCATTTGGTAACGTTATTGACGAAACAGGTGCTATTGTAGCTTCTGCAGGTGGTGGGGCTGGAACGTCTCTGCTTCCGGCAGCAGCTGGAGCTACTGCTCTTGGTGGAGCGGCGGCACTGACTGGAGGAGGTGGCGCTTCATCTGCGTCAACAACAAATCAAGCGGCCAGTCAGACTGGTGAAAACCTATCTACAGACCAATTTGGTAACGTAGTTGACGAGACTGGTGCTATCGTTGCCACTGGTGGTGGAGGAGCGGGAGGAACTGCTGGCATCCTAGGTGGAACTGCCGCACTTGGCGGCGGCGCTGCGCTAGCCTCAGGGGGCGGTGCGACTGACGCTACCATCAGTGAGAATGTGCAAAATGCCTTAGATACTGCAACTACGAATGCTCAAACTGGCGCTGCAAATGATTTAACTGCTGCAGGATACAATGGGATGGGCGCTGGTGCATTTGTTGCTCCTGGCGCTGGTGCTGGAGTTGCTGGTGGGATTTTAGGAACAGGGTTAAACTTAGGGCAACTTGCTGCTCTTGGTGGTCTTGGAGCTTCTGCACTTGGCAGTCTCTTTGGCGGAGGTTCTGGTGGAGGTGGCGCAGGCGCTGGAACTCCCTACGTCTCCGCTCTAGGTGCTATGCCTAACTTTGCGTCCCGCACGTTGGTTAATCCTAATATCACTGATTATGAGCGTTATGGCTTTGGTCCAGAGGCTTTGTTCTTCTCTGGCGGACAGGCGATTAACACATACACGCCTCCCGCTGCTCCGGCTCGGACATCTGCTCAAGGTGTTCTAAATGCTGCAGCAGGCGCTGGGACTACTGCGGCAACGTCTGGCGCTTTGCAGCCAATCAGCGCGACACCTACAACAACTCAGCCTGCAATGGGCGTTGGCCCATTCCCAACATCGCAAGTAGGCGGCGGTGTCCCTTCGACACCTGAAAACACTGGAATGACGCAGGAGCGCCTTAACCAACTTCAGGACCGCTTTGAGAATATGCGCTCTGGCGAGTTTTTCAATTACTTCAAGTCCGTCAATGACGTTCTTGGTAACTACGCTGCAAAGGGTTACATTACACCTGAACAGGGTAAGGAAATTCAAGGAAGGCTTGAGGCCGCTGCATCTGTGCCGGGTGCGACACTGGCTTCACTTCAGGCTGCTGTCCCAATGCCGCAAATCTCTGACTTCTTGAAGCCAACTGGCACACAGCGCCCTGTTGCTCCTACGCCTGCTCCAATGCAGCCTATGACATATACGCCTCCTGCGCAGCCGATTACCGACCCAAATCGGTATATCAATGACCTGTATAAGCAACTTGGCGCGCAAGTTTCTCAGGGCAAATTGAGTGTAGAACAGGCACGCAACATCCAAAGCCAACTGCGTCAGAACCTTGTTTCGCAAAGTCCTAACATTCAGACGATGCAGAACATTTACAACACTGCAATTCAGCAATATCGGCCTTTGATTTAATGGACACTCAGAAAATCATCGACGATGCGGCCCACGCAAAGCGCCTCTTAGAAGACCATGTTCTTCTGGAGGCTTTTGCACAAGTAGAGGCTGACATTTACAACGAATGGCGCACGACTGCGTTGCATGACCATCAGCAGCGCGCCGACCTATTTCACACGCTTAAAGGACTTGAGCGTTTGAAAGCACGCCTACAGGCAACCCTTGATGCAGGAGTGCTTGCCTCAAGGAATTAACATTTATTGAAAAAGGTGATATATGACGGAACAAGTCGGCAACCCCGATACTGGGATCGGCCTCCACGAAGCAACCTTAGCCATCAGCAAACTGCTAGGCCCTGAAGAGGACAACCAAAGCGAAGCTGAGGCGCTAGACCCAGAAATGGGTGAGGCGGAAGCGGAATACGAAGACGAGCTTGAACCTTCCGAAGAGGAAGATGGCGAAGGCGAGTATGACGAAGAAGCCGAACTGGATGAAGAAGATGGCGAGGAAGAAGCTAACTCGCAGGAACTTCCTGATGATGTGACTGTCAAGGTAAAAGTTGATGGTCAAGAGGTGGAAGTCACCCTGGCAGAGCTTCGGAATGGCTATAGTCGGACTTCAGATTACACACGGAAGGCACAAGCTCTCGCTGAAGAACGCAAAGCGTTTCAGTCGGAAGCCGAAACCATCCGTCAAGAACGCGCTCAATACGCTGAACTTCTGCCTTTGCTCCAGCAGCAATTGATGCAGCAAGCCAGTGCAGAGCCTGATTGGGACACTCTTTATAACGAAGACCCCATTGAGGCGGCGCGGTTAGAACGGCAGTGGCGTAAATCCCGTGAAGAGCAAAC